CCTCCCTTCCGGACCAGGACCCGCAGATTCAAGAGGACCCCGAAAAGGGAGGAAGGGAGGGAGGGAGGATTATCTACGGTTCCCCCCAGCATTTCGGGGAACGTAGGGAGGAAGGGAGGGAGGAGGGTCAGTTTTCGGTGAAAAGTTGGGAAGGCACTTTTTTTTCGGGGGAGGAACCGCAAATAATCCTCCCTCCCTCCCTTCCTCCCTCTCCTGTTGAAGAGGTGTGTGGCTGTGGGGCCTGTCCGAGGCCCCTGGATGCGGACGAAGACTGTGCCGGGGTGCCCTTCGGGACTCCATCCCACTGCACGGTCTGCCATAACAGAAAGGTATAAAACCCGTGGATAAGCTTCAGCCTGTTTGGTGGTGCCCGGAGTGCGGTTACGTTCTCCCGGTTCGCAGGGACCGTCATCGCATCAATGGTGGAGTCCGGGAGGACCGTACCGAAATGATTCTCAAGCCAACATCGCATTGCCCCGGTATTCCCATCGACCTCGTGGCCGTGTACGAGGCTACCGTGGCCTTCAATACTGGTGGTGGAGGTGGCGCAGTAGGGAGGCGAGAGCAGAATCGCGAAGCATTGCGAAAGGCTCTTAGGTTAGACATCGATGACTGAGCCTACCGGCTACCCTGACCTCCGGTCGATGACCAGGGCGCAGAAGGCCAAGGCCAAAGAGTATGCCGGCCTCGTGGAAGGCGACTGGACCGAACGGCAGCGGACCTACCTGGCCGGCGAGGTGGAGCGTCTGCAAGTGGCGCTCGACAAGAACCTGGGCATACTGACGGACGGGGACGACCCGCGCTGGCGGAAGTGGTTCGAGCAGCGGGCAAAGGCGGTGCATATCAAGGCGATACTGGATGCGGTAGAGAAGCGCGGGCACTGGCTGGCGTGCCCGACGCATGGCCCGATGGGCATTGAGACGCCACCAGAGGCCGCTGACGGCCTCGCATCATACGGACTGGCACAAGGGGGCGAGTGGTATGAATACACCTTCTACTGTGAACGATGTGCAGGACTGGCAGCCGAGGTTCAGCGCGAGTGGGAAGTGTGGCAAAAGATGGCGCGGGCCGCTCGGGCATGAGCATGTGTGCGGCGAGACGTTCATCCCGAGCAACCATCACTGCCGCTGCGACCGGTGCGGCCTGACCTGGCTGGAGACGGTGCGATGAGCATCATTTGGGAACCGCTGTCTACGTATACCGAAGAAGAGCGAGAGGCTTTGGAACACTTCATATATGCGCCTCTCTCACGGGCCACCTGCTTCTATTGTGGGAGGGAGTTTCTTTCGTTGCCTGTCGTGCAGTGGATGGGGGCTGGTTCAAACGTCTTCCTTCACTGGGATTGCGCCAAAACTTTTGGACGCCATCTCATAAATGATGGGGAGAGAGCGGAAGCAGGCAGACGATGAACGCAACCTATCTTCGCTGCGGTGAGTGTGGCCGTCCGGTGCAGCGTGGTTACCACTGCCAGGACTTCCACGAGGAAGCGCACGTCGAACTCAGCATGGGCGTCGAACGCGCCTACCTCTATATGGAAGACATGCTGGAGCACTACCGCGGCAAGCTGCCTCCCATCGTGGACAACGCTTACTGGCCTGGGGTAGAGACGGGCCAGGTGGTGCAGGCGCGGGAACTCTACGAGCGGTGGGGGGCGCCGCCCGAGCGTGCCATCCCCTATGACCGGCCAGCGGGGAACTCTCTCTTCGGTGGGGGAACATGAATGGCATGGCTCTTTGTGCCGGGGTGGGAGGACTCGAACTCGGACTGCACCGGGCAATCCCCGGATACCGCACCGTCCTCTGGTGCGAGTACGACCAGCGTGCGGTCGCCACACTCATCTCGAACTTCGGGAAAGGGCTGGATGAGGCTCCTGTCTGGGACGACGTTACAACCCTCGACGGCCGACGCTGGCGTGGACTCGTGGATATACTCACGGCTGGTTTCCCCTGCCAGCCGTTCTCGCAGGCCGGACTCCAGCGAGGACATGAGGACAAGCAGCACCTCTGGCCGCACATCCTCCGGGTTGTCCGAGAGTGCGAACCCGAGTGGGTCATGGTCGAGAACGTCCCCGGCATCCTATCAACCCTCGCTCCTGACGGCAGACCAGCCGCCATCGTGGTCCGGCACGAACTGGAAGAGTTGGGTTACCGGGTTGAGGAGGGCCTATTCAGCGCGGCAGAAGTCGGGGCGCCGCACCAACGGCTTCGATGGTTCCTTGTGGCCGACTACAACCGTAGGAGACAGCACCTCGAGCGGTGTCATGAAGTACCAAAAGACCGCGACACACCACACTGGAACGACCCTCTCGGACGCCATGCGCCTCTGGTCCACGTCGAAGGCGATAACAGGTGGCCAGCAGTGGCTCACTCCATCAGCGAACGAGGATGCCGCGGGCACGCTGGGCGGCAAGATGCAGCGGATGCTTTCCCCCCAAGCCCAGGAGACGCCGCAGGGTGGCGACGATACCTCCGGCGATACCCCGCAGCCGCGCCGGCGGTTGAATCCAATCTTCGTGGAAGCCCTGATGGGCTGGCCGATGGGTTGGACTTGTGTCTGTGCAGCCGTCGAGAACGCTTGCGCCAGTGTGGAAACGGGGTCGTGCCAATGACCGCCGCGCTGGCATGGGAGACGCTTATGGTACGGTTTCGTGGCGGGGACTCCCGCATGAGGGTACAGACATGAACACCCAGAGGGGTGCGTGAATTGGATAGCCCAGACGGTCGTGACGGGTTTGGCCGGCGCAGTCCTGGGCGTACTGGGAGTGACGTTCTCACTCGGCGGCAGCGTTCCACCGCAGCAGGAGGTCGCGGTGATGTTCATACCAACAGCGGTCAATCTGGAAGGGGTAGATGCGATGATGCGAGTCTTCCTGGAACCTACGCCAACCCCGGCGCCTGCGCCGGTAGTGTGGCCCGACCAACTCTCAGAGGAGCAGATGCGGGAGGTGCTGACGCTCGCCGGCTGGCCTGAGAGCGTTCATGGCGAGGCAATCATGGTGGCGTGGTGCGAGTCGCGCTGGTCACCCGGCGCCATCGGTGACCACGGCGCCAGCCTTGGATTGTTCCAGGTCAACCTGCGAACGTGGTTCCCCTACGCCGGGGAAGACCCGGAGATGTGGGCGGACCCGGTTGTGAATGCGAGGGTGGCCCTTGCCGCCTACCGGTACTCCGACAGCACTTGGCGCCAGTGGACTTGCAAGCCATGAAAGCGCCGAAGAACGATGCGGAAGCCTACCACGCGCTGCTGAAGTTGCTGGTGGACGAGTTGGCGTTGGGCATGATTGTGCTGATGCGGATGCCGGACTGGCTGGCCGAGGACCTGGCGAAGGTTTACTACGCCAGGGACGACGAAGAGGGCAGCCTCGAAGAGTGCTACGAAATCCTGCGGTCGGAGAACCCAAGGCCATGAACTGCTGTGCTTGCAGTGGGTCGTGTAGCCATACTGGGCCGTGTTGGCTGTGTGAGGCTCACTCAGGCTCCACTGTTCCGACTGCCAGTGTGCGATGGGAGTTCCCTGTAGTTGACCCTTCAGACTCCTTTGTCCGACTAAAGTTGTCAGACGAAGACATCGAGCGTATCGCCCAGCGAGTCATTGAAAAACTGGCTGAGCAATACACTTATTCTTTCTCGGTGCGCCTATGACTCTCTTTTGGTGGGCGGCTTACGTTGGGTGCATCTTTGCTGCCAACCTTGCTATCAAGCACTGGGGGATTGTGCCGGTTGGGCTTGGCGTAGCAGCTCCGGCTGGCGTCTACTTCGCTGGTCTTGCGCTGACAGCGCGGGACCAGGTTAGGGAGCGCAGCGGATTTCGTGCCGTGGTGGCAGCGGTGCTCGTCGGAGCGGTTCTGTCCTGGTGGCTAGAGGATATAGGACGTATTGCCTTGGCTAGCGGAATTGCGTTTGGCATATCTGAGACTGCTGATTCGCTGGTGTACGAACCGCTGCGGAAGCGTTGGGCTACGGCTGTGCTGGTATCTGGTGCGGCAGGGCTGATTGTCGATTCGGTGCTGTTCTTGTGGATTGCCTTTGGGTCGTTGGCGTTCATTGACGGACAGATTGTCGGCAAGGCTGTTGCTACGCTTGCAGCGGTTGGAATGCTTTCCGTAGTTAGAGAATGGCGACGGTGATTTACTTGAGTGGGGCCATCTTACCAACCTGCTGCCACTCCAATCTAGGGTGGATGATAACGCAGCACATGGGCAACAGGCTCCCCGCACATGGTGTATGGGCGATGGATAACGGATGTTACTCGCAGCACAAAGAATTCTCTCTAAGTGCCTTTCTGAAGAAGGCATCACAGCTCATATCTGTACATGGAGATAGATGCCTATTCGTTGTCGCGCCGGATGTGCCGTTCAATGCTGAAGGAACTATTGAGCGATGGAGGCAGACAAGTAGTGCAGTAAAAGAATTGGGCAGGCCGACTGCCTTTGTAACCCAGGACGGGATGGGTTACGAAGACATCCCGTGGAAAGACTGTGATGCTCTATTCGTGGGAGGCTCTACTCTTTGGAAACTCGGCCACGAGAGCACCGCTATCATCCACGAAGCCAAACAGCGTGGTCACTGGGTTCACGTTGGCAGAGTGAACAGTCTGTCTCGGATGAGAGTAGCGGCATCAGCCGGGGCAGATAGCGCAGATGGAACGTACTTGAAGTATGGACCAGACATCAACTGGCCCAAACTGAAGGGGTGGCTCGACACGATGAACAGCAACCCGGTGATGAGGCTAACTGGGTGACCCCGGTCACGTCGAAGGCCAACAAGGCCAGGGGCAAGGCAGACGAGCGCGACGTGGCTGCGCTGCTGGGTGGCAAGCGTCACCCGGCTGACGTTGGCGGGCCGGAGGATGTCTACGTCGAGTCTCTGGGCCTCAGTGTGCAGGTGAAGGGCAGGGCGGCGGTGCCGGACTACCTGCGGGATGGCATGGAGTCAGCGAGGGTAGCGGCAGCGGCGCGTACAGGGTGGACCGGCGTGCTGGTGCTGGTGGACCGGAGCGGCACACGGCTGAGGCGGTACGTCGTCATGGACCTGGAGGACTTCAGGGCAAGGGAGGGGATTCAATGACGGATGATGACATGCTGGACATCATCAAGCACATCTACCACTTCGGGTATCTCAAGCATTTCCACATTGGCGTTGCTTTCGTGTTCAAGAACATGGAGTGGGTTGCGGGATGCGGAACGTGTGGCGGGATTGCGTCAGGCGATAGCCCGGCAATGGCGATGGAGGTCCTGTTGCTTCATCCTCATTTGGAGGGGATTCAGTGACACGCGAGCTTGACATGAAGATTGCCCGGCTGGACGGATGCGAGCCGTTCCACGTTCCCGAGTTTGGGTGGCATTGCAACTGCGACCGTCACCAAGGCGGGTTAGCACCCCATTACTCCGAAGACCTGAACGCGCTGGTGGAACTCATCCGGCGCAGGTGGCCGGGTTACACCGTTGTGCTACGGGGAGAGGAGTGGTCTCCGGGGATGGAGCCTTTCGCAACCTTAATCTGTCGCCCGTGGACCAAGCAGGAGAGCAGGGACCGTTCCGGGGTATTCGATTGGCACGACGGCGCTACCGATGCTGAGCGGCTGGCCAACGCCGTAGTGCAAGCACTGGAGGCCGAGCGTGAGTGAGAAGCGGGAGCACATCATCGCTCTCATCGACGCCTACCTGGCGCAAGGCTACGTGTTCCACTCGGTAGGAGGAGGCGCCGGCGAGGACTGGCGCGAAATCAAGGTCGTTATGCGGAAGGGGAAGGAGTCATGGCAACAAGCGTAGACCGGCCCTGCTTTGGGTGGGGGAAGGCGCCGAGCGCCATTGACGACGATGGCAGGGGGGAATGCCCGTACCACCTTAGTCAATTTGGTCGCTGGCTGCGGCTCCGCAGAGATGGGATGTTGCCCGTCCATGAAGCAGCAAGGGCCGCAGGGGTCACGCGCCTCTGGCCTGATGGTGAGGACGATTACGCGGAGGACGGGGAAGATGGAGTATCCGCCTGATACGGGATGCGAGTACGGGGGGAGTAGCTGCCTGGACTGCCGGCTGGCCGCCTGCATCTGGGACATGACTGGCTACGAGTTCAAGCAACTCCAGCGGAACCGGAAGGGCATTGGCCGGTCCATCCTGGAGATGTCGCAACGCAAGAAGACGCCACGGGAGATAGCCCAGCAGTACGGCGTCACCGAACGCACCGTCTGGCGCTGGGTGCAGGAGTACCAATGACCGCTTACGAGGAGAGCAACTGGTTCCCGGAGCCTCCGCCGCCAGAGAAAGAGCCGAAGAAGGAGCCGGTGAAGTACCATAGGAGTACCGGGGTCCGACGCCCCGTTGTCCGACAGGAGGAACCATGAGTTTTTGGGAAATCATCAAGTCGATTAACGTCGCATTCTGCGAGGCCGCCGCAAACGCAACCAACCCCATGTGCATCTACGCTGATGCAGTGTGGGCATGGTTCCTGGGTCTGTTCCCAGGATTCCCCGTCTGGACCTGGTAACACCCAGGTAGCAAGAAGCCCCCGCAAGTCCGGTACGTCGGAACCGGATGTTGCGGGGGCTTTCTAGTTTCTGCGGTACTCCATCGCCGTCTTCAGCAGTTCCACCGGAACGTCCAGCGTGAACATCGCTACCCCGAGCATGTTCCACTCGCACGGGTAGTCGAGGACGATGCTCCCCATGTAGAACGGCAACCCTGCCGGCCTACCCCTGGGCAGGGGGGGTACTCGTGAGGGCGCGCATCCCGGCCATCGCAATCGAGAGGATGAGGATGGCCCACGAACGCCAATCGTTCGGGTCTTCGATAAGAGCCACGCCACCAATAGCAGCGCCAAGACCAGCGATGATGAACGTGCGAAAGCCCTTTGCAAAGCTGCTCATTTCTGCTCCTCCAACGTGAGCGTTCCTGTCACATTGTAAGTGGCGCCGGCTAGCGCGTGATTCTCCAGGTGCTCCATCATGGCGGCCTGGTCGTTGCGGATGGACAGGAGCAAGTCGATACCCTCGGCGCCGGCCTGTTCCACGCCGGTATCCACAAGCAGCTTCTTGATGCGTGCTATCTCTTCGACAAGCCCCATGTCGTCTTCCTCCCAGATTGCGTTCAGGTCCACGCTCTGCCCGCAGAGTTCCGTCGTCCCCTGGTACTGCTCAATGGCTGCCGTGGTCCAGCCACCGTAGGGCAGCCCGTCGATGTCCGGGTCGCCGTCGTAGTACGAGTTCCACAGCTTCTCGTGGGCGAACGCTGTCGAGTTACCGAGGTGCCCCCGCCAATACCACCCCCCGGTATAGATGCCCGTCTCGATGCCGTGCGCCCGGACCTCATCGAGTGCCGTCTGGACGTAGGCTTCCCAATCGAGCGGGGGCCGGATGGAGGTGTCCTCGACATCTATCCAGAGGCGGGATGGACGCATGGCGCCGAACGACCGAATGGCAGAGCGTACCCAGATGTCGGCTACGTAGCCCCATTCGAGGAACGTGTAGCCCTCGACCTTCATGCCGGCCGCGTGTGCCGCAGTCGCCTGCTGTTCGGTCCACTTCCCGTAGTTGCCGGGGCCGGAGCCGATGATGGCTACTTCGATGCTGTTCTCCACGAGGCAGGCCGCTTCGTCCGCGACGAGCGGCCCCCCGTGCATCGACATATCGACCCCGAGCTTCACCGCTTGGGCCGCTGCTTCCCAAAGGGATGGGTTTCAAGTTCGACCCCAACTGGCGTTATTGACCCCAGGCGAGCCTTGTAATTCTTGATTGCTGCGAAGTTGCTCCCTCGATGTCCTGCCGCTTCCGCCCTTTCGGCCTCTCGCTTCTTGGCGGCAGCAGCCCTTTCGGCGGCCATTGTTCTTGCAGCGTCGGAGCCGACTCCACTTCGTATTCGACGGGAGTCAACAGGACTCTTTGCACTGTTAGCCGCCTTGTTGAGGTTGGCGATGGCCTGGTCCCAGCCGAGCGGCTTGCCTGTTGCCTTATCAACCGTGTTGGTCTTCTCGCCACGGTCTCGCTTCTTCCGCATTTCGCTCTGCGCGGTCGGCTTGATGCCAGCCATGTCAGCGTACCTTGCCGGGCATCGGAACGGGCTTCGTCTTGTTGATGGGCTTCCCAACCTTGCCCATCAGATTGAGACGAGTGCCAACGGGATTCTTGGGCTTCGAGGGCAGGTCCAGCCCCGTTAACTTGTCTCCAATCTTGGGTTTGTTAGCCATGTCAGTGCCTCCTTACCACGCAGCGTAGCACCCCTACGAGCGCGACCGCTGCAAGAATGGACGTTAGCCGTTGCGTCACGATAGCACCCGTGAGCCGCACTGCTTCATCGTGCGGAAGTGCCCACGCTGCATCCATGAACGCGCCGGCCTGGATGACGAATAGAATTGCGATGGCGTTCAGCAGCCACAGCAAGGGGTAACGGTGTACGTTGTTGCGCCAGAGCAGGGGAAGCGCCACGCTCCCGGCGCCCACCCAGCACGCTAACGATAGCGTCGAGATAGCACGGATGAGGTCAATGCTGTCCACTCTGTATCGCTTTCTGGTCGCGCTTCGCAGCATCGTTCAGCGCCGCCCGCGCGTCCTCAATCGCTATCATCGCACGTTCTTCGAGGCGCTTGAGTTCCGGCTCCTTGCGCCACCAGCACAACCAGTCCATCATCGCCGTCTTAGCTCCGCGGTGAGGTCTTCGACGGCCTTTGTGAGGCGGGAGATTATATCCCCGGTCCTCTCCCCCTTCTTCGCAAGGTCCTTGTAGAGGGTCCGAATAGTAACCCCAAGCGCCCCGAAGGCTACCCCCAACCCGCTCACTACCCACTCGTCCGGTATCACGGCCAGGAAGGGGTTCCACATTCACATTCCCTTCCACGGCCACGCCCAGGCGACCGTCGCTATTACTCCTGCCAGGAGGCCGACCACGAAGGCTTTCCATGCCATTACTCCTGCTCCCATCCCACGTAGAAATCCACGAGGTCTATCGTGTAGCTGTCGGAGGCGGAGCGGAGACTCAACGCCAGTGGCTCAGTTGGCAGGTTGGTGGTCTTGGTTACCACTACGGCATCATCGACCAGCAACCGCACCTCTGCCAGGGTCCACCGGATGGTGAAGTAGTGCAGGCTGGCGTCGGCTGTTCCACCGGTAGTCTGGGAAGCGTTTGTGCCATCCCCGGTCCCGAGTTCCCAGTTCCCGGCGTTGCGTAGCACCTGGATGAAGTGGCGGCCGGCCGTGAACATGTTCGCAGCCGTAGAGGATTCACTTGTGGCACCTACGCCAGAATCCGTGTAGTCAGCGTTGTCACCGAACGCTCCACGGAACTTGATGTAGACCGTGTTCACGTCCTTCTGCTTTGGGTTGTAGGTTGTGGCCTTCCCGGCTATCCCTTCCGGGTAAACGATTCTCGTAGCCCCAAAGTCACCGGTCGCCCCAACCGTATTGCTGAATCGCACATAGAACCGCTTGTCGGTAGCGTCCCACTGGGCCGCATCATACGTCGCAGTTGTTGGATATGGGCACCATGCCGCGGGAGGAGTGCCAATGGCTGTAGTGTGTGCCCCAAGTGGCATATAGAAGATGTCAGCAGGGATGAGGGCGCTTCCGCCTTCCTGGCAGATGACCGGGACCATCTCCTCGATGGCAAGCGACGTATCGTTAGCCGTGGCAGCGTCCTGCAACGACCGGCCATTGAGGCGCTTGAGCGCCTTAGTCGCCTGCTCTATCTCATAGAGAACATCATCAACTTCGCTCACCGCGGCTCCACCCCGTCCACCCGCTTATCGTAGACGCGGTAGTGGACGAAGAACTTCCCAACGATGGAAGGCGACGCCGTACTGGCACCAGTCGCGAACGCTATCGAAGGTTTGATGCGGTGCCCCCGGAACATACCTGGCTGCGCGTACAACCGCTGATAGCCATTCGTGGTCACCGCTCCGCCTATCTGCGAGGCCGTACCACCGTTCACACTGAGCGACACCGTTATGGTCTGGGTAGCGGAGCACCCCGCACTTTCAAACTCAACGTATTCTACCTCCTTATCCTCCCACGGATTGCGCCGGAGTTCGGTCAGGTATAGTGTCCCGCTTGTTGCGAAGCGATAGTTTGAGTCATCAGGCTCACGAGGGATGCGTCCCTGTGTCATGTAGAACATGTTGGAACTGTGCCCGCCAACAAGTGTTGGGTTAGTCCTTGTGCCATTAGCCGTGTCAATATCGAGCAGGAATGCTGATGTCGTGTTGTCGAACGTCGCCAGCGGGTAGTAGTCGAGTGGCTGCCCGTGCCACGCTCCCGGCTGCCGGGGCTGCACCGCACACAGGTACGTCTCCCCGGTGACCGGGTTGTAGATGTTCAGCCACGTCCACACCTGGTTGCCGGCGACACCCGTGATGCGCCCCTGGACCGGAGAGGTGTTCCCACGGAATCGCTCCGGCCCGATGCCGCCTTCAGACTGCAACCCGTACTGCTGCCGCGCCCCACGGTTCAATGGGACCACCGTCCCCAGGTACGTGATGTTCGTCATCTGCTTGCAGTTGTTGGAGTCCCGGCCAATCTCGGGCATCAAGTTGCGGAAGTGGTTCCGCTTCGTGTCCACGTAGTACGGTCCCCGGTTCGTCCCCACCACCCAGTAGTCGAGGTCGAGCGCGAAGCTGGTGAAGTCCACATCGAGCGGCCCAATAGCATCCACCGTCAGCCAGTTCGGGGTCGCCATCGTAATCGAGCCGCTAAGGATGTTCTTCCTCACCGTGTTCATAGCAGAGGAAGCGGCGCCACTGCGGCCCAACCCGGCCACCTGCGGCACCTGCGCCCCCTCGGCGCCGTCACCCAGAATCTTGCAGATGACGCCGGCCGTGTTCGCAGAGTCCGTATCCGTCGCCCCGGCTCCTACCGCGGTGATAACCCGGTACGCCGTGTTGTCCATTCCGAACGAAATCTCTTCGGTGCCCGCAGACGACTTCGTGTACAGCACCGACGTAGCCGCCTCCGCTAGCGCCGTTTCCGAGCCATCCGAAATCAGCGTCATGTCTGAGACTTTGACCTTGGCCCACTTGGTGCCGCGGATGACGTACATGAACAGGGTCGCGTTCATCGCACCGGATAGCGCAGCGCCGCTGGAATCCGCCGTCGTGCCACCCGCCGACGCCAGCGACACAACATTGATGGCCGGCCCCAGCATGGCAGACGGCGCCCAGCGCGTATCCACGTTGTCCGTGTAGTCCACGGTCAGCGCCCCGTTGTCGCCCTCGTAGGAGTTCAGCGCAGGCCCATACGGCATCCACTCCGCCTGCTTGGTATCACCCTTGGCCGGCATCAGCGCGGCCTGGCCGGCGAACTGAATCCACTCGTGGGAAGCGGTAACCCAAACTCCTGCTTGTCAGTCTTCGCCGTATGACTCAGCGCCATCTGCTCGAAGCGCCGCGTCCACTCTTTCGACATCCGGCCGTACATATCAGCCTGCACGTCTTCTGTCTGCGCCAGCCCCTCGTACAGCCGCGCGATGGCACCGGTCGCGATAAGCACCGGGGGCGCGTCGGACACGTCAGCATCAGCCGTCCCGGCTATCACCCGTGCCGAGTCGAACTGCGGGTAGGGCCGGTAGGATTCCAGGATGAGCCGCCCAGGGAATCCCTGCTGCGGCACGTCTATCACAATCTCACCGCTCGCCTGCTCGACACGATACGGGATGTCATACTCCCCCCAGACATCCCTCCGGTCCTCGTCGTCCGGCGCCGTAGAGTCCACGAGCAGATACATCTCGTGAATGTTGTAGGTGCCATCGGTTGTCTCAATCGAGCACCGGAAGATAAGCGACGTGGCGCCGGCCGGGACCGTAGTCGTGACCGTCAACTCTTCCGGGTCGTCGCTGCCCGAGTGATATGAGCCGCTGGTAGTCACACCGCCCGTCACCAACTGCAACCGGGCCACCGATGCGGCGCTGGCATCCACTACCGCAACGCCACAGATGTCTCGGCCACGCAGGCTGTCGCCCCAGACGCCGTTCCCAAGGATGCCGATACCCTGCGACACCAGCACGTTGTTGGTGCTGCGCGTGACCGCCAGGCGGTAGGTGTTCCGCAGCCTCGACGTGTCCGTACCACGCACCCACGTCGCACTCGTTCCCGAAAGCGTCCAGTCGTCCGGCTCCAGCGCACCCGCCGACGATACCGTGTTCCAGTGATCGAAGTACCGGTTGGCTGAAATCTGCTTCGAGCGCGTGAACTTCACCCCGGAGATGTGGGACGGACTGGTCACCCACGGCGCGAGCTGCCCAAGGTAGTAGCGGGTCGTGTTCTGCCGCACCGGGATTCCGGTCCGCACGAGCCTGCGCGTCCGCCGCAGCGTCTCCTGGATAGCGTAGTCGTAGCGGATTGGCTCATGGAACAGAATCTCCGCAACCTCTGTCCCGGCCGTAGTATCCGCGTAGTTGGTGCCCGCATGGGTAAGGGTGCCGGTGCTGGAAGCATAGGCGCTGATGAGGCGTTCGCGGTCCGCGGTGTTCGCTGCGTCGGCGCGTACCAGCCACCGTTGCGCGTACTTCTGCGAGGACAGCGTACCGACCGCGAGCGCGGTGGAAACGCAGGTGGTCGTAGTAAGGGATGCGACCGCTATCTCGCGCCCAAGGCCACCCGTGGCAGCATAAGGCACCATCTGAAGCATCTGCCGGCGAATAGCTTTGAGCGTCGTAGTCATCTATCTCATCCTAACTCATCGTACCGGTGCGATGATTCCGAAGCTGATTAGGTCCTTCACGACCGAGCCGCCGCCGCCCGAATGCGTGACCGAAAGGATAGGGCGATACCCGGAGGTGGCGTTGTTCTGCGAGGCTAGGTGGACATACTCAAAGTTGGTTGGAGCACTGTTGTTTACGTCTTCCAGAGAAAGGATAGCGTAGTACGTGTAGCCAGTTTTGCTAACCCATGCCGTAGCTAGCGATGCCGATGCCTCACGAGAGTTCAACGTCATCCCAGAGGTGTTGCGCCAGCTAGCATCCACGGTGGCAGCCAGTATGCCGTCGTATATAGTCTCCCTGTTTCCAGCCGCTATAGGGTCGCTGCCACTCCAATCGTACTTGGCTATCTTCACATCAAAGTCGGTAGAAGAACCATCGGTAACAGCGGTTAGTCCCATGGTGACCGCTGAAATTGTGTCGCCGTCTGGGATACTGCTGGTGTCAAACTTCACGCCGCTGCGGAGTACCTGGTAGTTGAACTCTTCCGGCTTGCCTCCGAGCGACTGGTATAGTTGGCCCACGATGAGGTTTCCGGTCGTATCAAAACTGGTAGAAGTAGAGCGAGCGGTGGCATATGAGGGAGTGGTCCCAATAGAGGTCCCTTCAACGTAGAAGTCACCTGAGTCCGCTGCGTAGTCCGGGTCAATAGTGAGCGGGAAGACCGCTGTCTGGTAGTCGCTCACCAACAGCCCGGTCAGCATGTACCGCTGCCCCGCCACTGTTACCAGCCGGCGCCGCACCGGTAGGGGATGCCCATTCGGAAATCGCGTCGGGTTGAGCGAGTCGCGGGCGGTTGGCAATGGGTGCCAGTAGCCGCCGTCCATGTACTCGGTGTCAATCCAGCCGTCAGCCATCGTCGTCGCCGAGATGGCCTCCTCAATCATCACGTAGTCCGTCGGCTGCGTGCCTCCAGGTAGGCTCTGCAAGGTCGCCATCGTCAGCAGTTCGCGGACGCTCGTCTCGGTAATCGTTATCGAGTACGTGATGTCGCCCCACACCCGCGTCCATGTGTCCCCGACCGGCGAACCTACATTCGGGATGTTCGAGATGTTTGAAATGGCCCCGTTCGATGGCCGGTAGCGCACTATCCGACTTGGCCGCTGCGTCTTGGTCCCGGACTCCACGGTGCCGTTCGACTTCCGAATCTTCGCAGGAGTGCCGGCGCCGCCCCAGAACGTGCCATCATCAGTCATCGCGGTGTCCACTGCAGCCATGACTCCACCGCCGAGGTCGTAGTGGGCCGGCACACCAACACAGACTGACTGCTTCTGCCCGCCGCCTATGTCGAACGTGAAGCCGCCGCGATTCCGCGTGAACGGCCTCGCGGCGAGGTCGGGGTTCGCTGCCAGGAAGTCGGCAGCCCAGTTGGTCATTGCTACTGCACCCGCAGTCCGAGGCGACTCCTGCTCTGGCATCGCCCGCACGTTCCGTCAGCAGGCGACCGCTGACACGAAACGGTGTGGCCCAGCGGCAAGCCACGCGCAGTAGCTTCGGCCACTACCGCTTCCATGCTTGTGTTCCACCCCTCCAACGGGAAGTGAATCAAAGGCCAGGGCAGCCCCTCTTTCCGGTTCTCTTTAGCTCCACCCGAATACAGGACCGTCTTCAACGCTCCCATCCACTCTTGCGAGTTGAGGTCTGGCTTCAGCCCGGAGTAGATGACAGCCGCATCGTTCTTCAATGCCCACGACCAGCCAACGCAGAACAGGTGTAGCTGGTTCAGCGGCAGCACGAGAAACCCATACTTGTTTTCCACCCAGAAGTCCCACATGACTTCGGCCTTGAGTTCGACGTGTTCCAGCCCAAGGATGCGGGCAGACTCCTGGGCCGCCTTAGCGGCATGGTCACTGCGCTTGTCACGGATATGCAGACTGATGAACTCCCAGCCAGCATCCCCGTGGTCGCGTAGCATCTGGTCGCCGGCCAGCAGGCTATCGAGTCCACCGCTGTTGAGAAGTACCGCTTTCAAATCTCATACCCGGTGACGGTTACGTAGACGTTGCCTGCGCTCGTGGTGATGAGCAGGTCCGCGGCATCCTCACCCGACGCCAACGGGTACTTGTCCGGGAACGTCAAGAAGCACCCCGAGTTCGCCGCAAACTCTGACTTAAACACCACTTCATCCCCACCTGCCTTGTCATCTTCAAGCGTTACCGTGGCTGCCGCGCTCACCTGGATGTACAGCGCGCAGACATGCCACCGTGTATTGGCTGCCGGCGACCAGATGATGCCGTCCGTCACTGCCCCGGCGTTGGTGTAGTACTTCTTGGCGTAGTTGGTGTGGATGGTAACGTCCACGTCTGGCGGCTTGTTGCGAGACCACAGGGCGCCGGCCGCATCAGTATGGAACGACTCGTAGTCGCCATCGGCGCCCGAGTGCGCCGCAAGTGCATCGTCTCGGACAGCCAGGACATAGACGCCCGTGTCACCGCTGGTATGACCTGCGTCCTCTGCCTTGCCAAGGTTCGTCGCCCCGGTTCCAGGCACGATGGACGTAACATCTACGTCCCCAATGTCCACGCCGGAGTTCGCTGTGAGCTTGCCGATTCCATTGGTGCCGGCAGGCAGCGCCACGTCAGTCGCCAGCACAACCCGCTGGGTGCCGGAGTCCGTAGCCCCGGAACTCACCGATACAATCGAGCCGCCACCCGAGCCGATGCGCTGCATGTTGATGTTCGGCGTCGAGACAGAAGACGAGATGGTAGCGTTCAGCGTGCCGTCAGTAACGCGCCCGCCGATGAGCACGCACCGGTCCATGATGATGCCGGCCAGCGTGTTCGTCTCTCCCGAGAACTGGACGCCGATAGCTACATAGTCGATGTCTTCCGTCGTCCATCCGTTTCCCGTCACCGAGGATGGCTGCATGATGTTGGCCCGGAGTGGCAGCCAGCGGGCCGCCGTCAGGTCCGCTACCGCCCACGTCCACTCCTGGTACGCCGCGGCACTCGTTCCCAGCCGCATCACCACGTTCACGACGTTCGTCAGGGACGGCAGGTATGCGCTGATACCGACGTACCCACCCTCCGCAATGATGTCGTGGATGCTGATGCTCGAAAGCGTCTTCTGAATCATGGCGTACACGGTGTTGGCCGTGCCGTTCGCCTTGTCAAAGGTCAGCGAGTTTGTACCGTAGACGTGGTTGGTGCTGGTCGCGAGGTTGACCGCATCATCGTTGAGCGCGGACCAGCCCGTCGTAGCATCCATCCGGTCCAGCACAATGACCCGCTGGTCCCTCGTCCGCAGTTCGCGGTACTCGGTCAGCGACAGCCGGTCGTAATCGCCGTCAGCGTTCCCGGTGTGCGAAAGAGCATCTGTGTGCGCGAGTACCCCGAGCGCAACCACGCCCGTATCGGTGGCTCCCGCCACGTCACCAATCGCCTTCCCTAGGTTGGTCGCGCCAACTCCGGGAATGACCGATAGCACATCCACGTCACCGATGTTGTTGGTGCCGGCAGGCAGCGCCGCCACCACGTCCACCTGCATCTCGGTGCCAGCGATGGCGTTGTCGATGAGTTGAAGCGCCGTTACCGCAGGGTCGTCGGACGCCAGCGTCATTCGCTGCACGCCGCCATCTACGGCGCCGGCACCGGCCGATGCCAACGTGGCGGAGTTCAGCGCACCAAACGCCTGCTTGTTGATTGGGTAGTGAACGCTGGTAATGTCATCGGTCGCGATTACCGCACCGTCTGCCGTCCCAGCACTGAGTTGGACGTTATCAGCCAAGGCCCTTCACCTTGTTACAGATTCCGCAACGCCACCCCTTCCCGTCTGCGTACATCGTGTTCCAGAGATGGGTATGCGGAGTGCGGTCCTTCCGTTCCCCATCGATAACCGGGTCCACGCCCATGTCTTCCGGGGCAGATGGCCGGTACAGCCAGCGGCCGGCTATGACGCCGAGTCCACCGGATACCAGGACTGCAATGACCACCCCAAAGATAGTATCCACTACCAGCCTCCTCTGCTCCCGGAGAACACGGCTCTGCTACGCCCGGATGGCAGTACGTATTCGATTTCTACGTATGGCAGATTGGACCCGCTATCATACGCTGCTGTCTGGATATTGTTAGTTCCTGTAGTCAGTGTCCCGTTCATTCTGAGTGGCAAATAAGCCCCGAAGAACGTGGCAACATTTGCCGTCAGCAACGTCCAACTTCGGTAAGCAGCAGCGGCCGGATTGGCAACGGTGGACTGGAGAGTCCCAGCGGCCGACCAGTCATTGACATCGAGTGGGTCCCAATCTGCTGATAGACAATACAGGTCGCAGTCTCCAGGCAAACCATTCAACGAGTTGATGTAGACGTTGAAGGTGGCAGTTATGCAGGTAGAACCTGCCGGTATAGCTGTGAGGTTGAATCTCCAGAAGCCCTTACGCATACTGGCCGTGGAATGCCCCACTTGAATTGCTGCCGACGTAGACAGAACACTATCGGCAATATCATCGCCGCTAGTGTCATTGGCGTAACCGTCGTCTCCGCCAGTAGCAATGTAGATGGTGCTTATGGCCATAAATGCATCCAGAGCATAAGCACCATCATTCCACGCGCTCCAGCGTAGATGAGCCGGCTCCGGTCACCGCCCACACCAACAGGGGCTACGTAGGTCGTAACCTTGTGCCCCTGTTGGTGCGCTATCAGTATCACGAAACCGCCCCGTCCGAACTCAGCGGCATCCAGTACATATCGAACCGGATAGCCCCTGCCGTTGCCGCGTTGGTGGCGTGCGTGATGATGACGTTATCCGTACACCAGATGTCCTTGAACCCGGACGGGAGCGCGAATGCGTTTGCCTCTGTAGGGGTCGCATCTACCCAGATGTCGCCCGCGTCGATGTCATCCCCGGTCGTGGCCGCAATGAAGAACGTCGTAGCAGACGTTACCCCAAGCGCAAGCGTGCCCGTACCGCCAGTTGTGGTCAGGTTGACCGTGCAGGTTGGCGTCAGCGCCACGATGAGGATTTCTCCGGTCACCGTGAACACGGTCGTAGTGCCAACCGCGCCGGCGCCCGCGGCACCCGTGAAGGTGACCGTCTTCTGCGCCTTGCGTAGCATCCCCGCAGTTGAACCCTGGCTTAAAGTGCTCATGCGAATCTCCCGGTCTGGCGCGTGGCACAGTTCACAATCAGGTTCGCCGTGCCGGCATCGGTCAGCGCCGTTACGCTGCTCACTCCGCCCGGTCCCACCGAAACACTGAACTCCTGCGCCGTACCTTCCGGCAGTTCGGCGTAGGTCGTGTCCCGGTTGATGGCGAGCCACGAGTTCTGCGTGGTAGAGGCGTCGAGCGCCGCAGACACCGCGATACGCACCCAGAACTGCGGATGAGTCAGGATGCCCAGGTTCTTCTTGGCCGTTGGGACCGCATCCACGAGCGCGGTAGAGGCCCAGCCGGCCGGGACCGTCCAGGTGATGTTCCCGTCCTGCCCAAACGTGGCGCCGGCTGCGTCCGTGCCATCGGTCGGCGTGATGTCTGACCACGCCGAGCCATCCCAGTATGTGACCGCAAGCACGGATGCGGTTCCATTGGCAGCATCCACGTCTACCGCGATGCCGCTGAACGGCACTTCGGCGCCGACGTAGACGGCATCAAGGTTCGCCACCGTATCGAGGCCGGACAACGTGACATCAGTGGCCGTGCTGCCGTCCTGCGCGTTCACCGAGTAGTCGGTGATATTCGCCTCAGCAGCGAGCAGGTCCGTAGTCTTCAGGATGGTCAACCAGGGGTTGACGTTGAACTTCACCACCGCGGCGGTTGCATAGTTGCGCGGGATGAGTTGCACCAGTTTGGTGCCAATGGGCAGCACAATGCGTGCCGCTGTAGATGTCAGCGCCGTACCACCTGCTGCGGTACTCGCCGCTCGCCACTCCCCGAGTGGCCCGTTGAGAACTTCGGTCGCCATCGCTCCTCCAAGCTATCGCTATTCGTCCGGCTTAGGAGGAAGGGTATAAGCCCTTACTCTATACGATTGTACTCCCTCGCCTGGCAACCCAGTCCGCAGAATCGACTACGCCTTTCGACTGCAACTCCGCGGCTTTCTCTTTCGCAATCCGGGCCAGAGGAGGGACCGGGAGGCTCCGACCGGCCGCCTCCTCCGCCCGAGACTGCTTGTACTCCAGTTCAGCCGTAGCCTCCCTGAAGTCCTTGAACTCCTGCCTGTAAGTGCGTAGCTCTGGCGGTATTCTCGTCAGTCCAGCCATGCTGAACTTGTAGACTTCCTCGCGCTTCGCTTCGCACGAGCAAGCGTCGCACTGGATGGTGCGAACATCCATTGCCGTCCGCTTGTCGAACGTGTAACCGCACTCACAGGTGAAGGAGTAGATTGGCATCGGCTAGACCCTCAGCGTCGCGGTGCCAAACTCCACCCAGTCCATGTTGGCGAAGTACGAAGGGCCGGTCGTGGTCGCCGCTATCTGGGTGTAGATGCAGCGGTCGCCTTCGATGAGCGGTGGCCGAAGCGGCTCCCACGTCTGGATGGGCACGTAGGCGCCCATCGCAATCGGCTGCGCGAACGACCAGTGACGCTGCGTGGTCGTAGCAAGTTCTGCCGTGACTGTTACGCCACCAGCCGCTGCTACCCGGCACGTTGCCGATGCAGCCGCCGCAGTTGTTCCAGCCCGGAGAGGCAATGCAACGAATGCCGCGCCACCCGTCGAGGCCGTGGCAACCGACTTGATGGCGTACTCGTGGAGTGTACCAGTGCCCAACCGGATGCTGATATTCGAGCAAAGCGGGATGACCGTCAGGCCGGTCTTTGAGTCCACGCAATACTCAGCCGCCGTGTCGGTGATTACCACGTCGCCAACGAGCGGCGTCGTCACTGTGCCGGCCCGGACCTGGTATCCCTTGCCATCCATGATGGCTTTGGCGAAGAAGTCGATGACTACGAGCGCCCCGGTTCCGTCGAGCCAGGCCGGTGCGTAGGTGCCCGCAGAGAACCCCGTAGGGCCAGAGCGAACGGTTCCGATTTCGTTGATAGGCATGTGAATCCTCCTACGCGATTGGCCCGGTCATGTACAGCCAGTCGCAATCCAGCGTCTTTGACGTTGAAACTGCGCGAGCCTGGCAGAACACCCAGGGTGTAAGGGCGACCGTCGAGGTGAGCGTTCCGGTTCCAACATGGGCGCCGTCGATGTAGGCGGCAATCATGCTCCCGGACCCAACAAACTCGAAGGTATACGTCGTGCCGCCAACGAGGGTCTTCACGTTCTCGACTGCTGCGGCCGGCGTGGTCGCTGCAATCTGGAGAAGGTCGAACTCCGCGTTGTCGTCGGTGTCGAGGATGAGCACCACGGCATCGTCTGCCGTAGCGGTAGGCGTTGCCTTGGCGTTGATGGCGCCGGCATCTGCACTGGAGTCCGTCAGCCCTACCTCAATCTTGAGGTCGGTGACAGCGGCCGGCATGATGAGGGCGCACGCCATGTAGAGGCCGTTGCCGGCCTTCCAGTGCTGGTAGTACCCCTGTCCGGCATAGCCGTTGTCGTCGGTGCCGCTCACCATGCGGAGAACCGAAGTCGTGGACCCGGCCGTACCGGCAACCGAGACAGCAGCCGACGTACCGTTGGTCTTGGCTGCGGGCCACTCGTCCGGGACGACATCGCCCATCCAGTGCGTATAGAGGGTGTGATACCGCGGGTCGTGCGCGAGCGTCACCGTTCGCAGACCGGTATGCGGCACCGACATCCTCTTGAAGAGTTCCGAGTACCTGCGGGGCAGGAAGTTTCCTACTGCCATTTCTTCCTAAGGGCGGCCCTGTCGCGTCCGCCAAAGGCGACTAGATGATGTAGTCCTCGCGCCGCAGACCAGTCTTCTGAAAGAACGCTTCTGCGTGCTTGAACCCTGTCTCCCACTCCGTCTCTACGTCCTTCGGGTCGTTGTACGGCAACGGGTCTTTCGGCGTCTGTATCCCATGCAACTCTGCGAGCCGGCGTGCTTCCAGGAAGTTGTCCAGCCCGACGTAGAGCGGTGATACCCGCTTGAACCTGGCCCGGACGAAGTACCACTTGTGGTCCTCGGGGGCCGGTGAGTTAGCGTCCTCGGTCGGCGGATTGAATGGCCCGCTGACCTTCGGCTTCGTAGTCATCACCCAGCCCTGCTTCCGCTTCCACTCGACCCATCGTTCGATGTTCGAGTTGATAAGCTGGGTGAACTCGTGACGCTCATTGGAATGAGGGTCGGTGTTGCAGAGCCGGATGGGGACGTTTATCTTCCCATCCGTCCACTCACCGTCAGCATGGTCCGTCCACAGAGGCACAACGAGGCTACGCCCACCTGGAACGTACCGTCGCGTATCCCCTGTGAAGCTAGTCATTGTCGATGAATGCCTCTACTACAGGTTCCGGCTGGACCTTCCGCGGCCGGCCGCGACCGCGCTTCACTGGCACGTCGCTGTCAACCGTGTCGTTCACAACCGTCTCAGCGGTGGAGAACTTCTCCATCGCCTTCTGCATGTTCTCGCTGACCTCGCCAATCATCGCCTTCATCACCCGGAGGACAGCCGGGTCCACGTTGGCAAGCTGGTGGGCCTTCGCGATGTCTGCCAGTTCCTTCGCAAGTTCGTCCGGGTTCAGTTGTTCCCGAAGGTAGTGCAGCCGGCGCTGCCAGGATGCTTTGCGCTGTCGCTGAAGGTCCCTGATGTCCGGTCGTTCGGAGGCCGCGATGGAAGCATCGCAGAACGCAATCTCCTCCTCGGCTTCCTCGATGGCATCAGCGTTGTTGGCCTTGATGGTTTCCACGACCTTCGTCATGGCGGCTTCCGTGAGCACCTGCCCAAGGTACTCAAAGCCCTTTCGTGACTGGCGTGCCCGGTAGTATTCGGCGTTCGCTCCATACTTCGCGGCAAGCCTGCGGTCGTCCAGGTCCGGTACTCCCCCGTTGGGATAGAGGATGAGAGCGTCCCGAAGCGTCGCCCCCTCCGGTCGCAGATAGTACGCCCATGCGCCTGTCACGAGGTCAGGCATGGTCCGAATCTGCTCCAGCGGAGTGAGAATCCGTTCCTGCCTGCGGGACCGGCGGGCTGCTGCTTGAGTCATTTCTTCCTTTTCACCCTCTCTGGGAGTTTCTTCCCCTTGGACTTCTTGTCGTACTCCTCCACCGTCGAACGCTTGATTTCACCGCGCTTCAGCATCGCGTGGAACTTGCGGCGTTGAGCGTCGGACTTGTACGGCATTGCTACGCTCCCTTGACCCACACCCCGTGGTCGTCGCGGGTCTCGACAACGCCCCAGATGGCGCTGATGGAAACCTGCGTCGAGAGGTTCTGGATGTCCTCGAAACGCCTGGTCTTCGGGGCCATCCGCATACCGAGCGCGAGCGAGTCTGCCTGGTAGATGCCGTTGTCGTGGCCGGCTGCGTTGCTGCCCTCGACGTTGGTGCTGACCCAGCAGTTGAGGTTGTACACGTTGCCGAAGGCGCCCGTGATGATGTTCCCGCCGCCGCCCCGGTTGAAGTCCGAAGACACGTACCGGTCAATCGCCATGAGGGCGTTCTTGGTGGCCGGCGCCATCGCGAAGTAACGGCTGTCCTGCGGCGCGTTCGCATCGTCGAGGTACTGGATGGCTCGCCGGATTTCCTCGTCAGACGTAGGAACCGTGAGGGCGCCGACCGTCTGCGAGAAGTTGTCCACGAGGGCCGCCAGGGATGCGTCTACCGCAAGGTTCACCGCGTAGGCCGCAGCCCTCGTGTACTCCTTGTTGTAGTCGTTGATTGCCAGGGCCTGCTCAAACTCTTCAAGCTCAAACGCCTGGTACTTGTGGTTGTTGATGGTCAGGGTGACCGCCGTCTCGGTGTTCACATCGTAGGTGATGTCGTTGCCCGAGTTGCCCTCAGTCTTGGTCCGGGCCGTGCCGCTGTTGAGCACGGAGAAGACGTTCCATGCGATGGAGACGCCGACCTTGGCCTCGTCCTTGTACTTCGAGGACACCGTTCCGCTGAAGTCCAGGTTGGCCTCGCGGAACGCGATGACTTCCTTGGAGATGATTGCCGGGTTGGATACCGCGGCAGTCGTGCTGGTCTGGCTAGTCGATGCCATTGCCTATTTCCTCTTCGACCCATTTGAAGGTGAACCCGCAGTATGGGTCGTTCAGTAGTTGACTGGGTTCAGTCGGCCACTCTCCACAGAAGGCCGGCCGTTCCGGTAGTGATGCAGGCGGATTCATCGCAGGATGCAACCTGCACAGCCCCCGCCCGGTGAGGTACTGACACTTCTGCTGGAAGTCGAGAAGGTACATGCCCGCAGCTTCCTTGACGTTCACCCCGCGAATCGCCAACGACTTCGCGAAATCGTGCCCTTCCTTCGGGAACCAGAGGCCAATGTGCTTGCAGCACCGGCCTCTGCATCGCTCCGTTGGACAGTCGCCCTCGCGGACCCACGGCATTACCCTCGCCTCGCCAGTTCCAGCAGCCTCGACTGCTCCTCTCGCGGAATCCTCATCCACTCTGCCATTGGCATAGCGTCGATTTCCTGGAGAGTGAGCCGCTTGGGAACCCCGTTGGTAAGGTTCTGCGTGGGCCGGCCCTGCGTTGACCGCGTGGCATCAGCGGTGCGAATCTGCTCCGTCTTCTGCCGTGCCGCCTGTCGGGCCTTGATTTCCTTCTCCGCGTCCGCCTTACCCGCCTCGCGGCCGGCCTGCTCTCCTGCTGCGTAGGCCGCCTTCTGGGCGACCTTGAACAGTTCGGCCGGGTTCCGCTTTATCTTCGCCTCTGACCACTCGATGTTGAGCGGGTCATCATCAGGGATGCTGGCGAAGAACTTGGGTGCGGTGGACCGGAGGAAGGAGTTGGTCCACGCTTCCATCCCTTCCAACACTTCGATGACGCCACCTGCATTCGTGGCAGCAACGACCTTCTTGATGGTTTCAAAGTCCGGCTCATCGCCATCTTCTACGGCCTTCTTGACGGTCGCGGCAATCTGCTCGAATGCGCTGGTGGCACGGTACGCTTCCGCCTGTTGGCGTGCCTCTTCGTAAGCAGCAATTCGTTGCTGCCGTTGTGAGTGTTCGGCCCGTCGGCGGTAAGACTCGCTGATGCGTGCTTCGGCGTCCTTGATTTTCGCCTCAAGGATGGCCGCTACGCGCGGGTCTGATTCATCGAGCGGTTCCGTTTCTGGCGACTCTCCCGCTTCCGTTTCCGGTGCAAGCGATTCACCCTCTGTTTCCGGTTGAACATCGTCAAGCGGTGACAGGGAATCATCTACAGCGGTGTCCAGGTCGAGTTCGGCAGTGTCCGGCATCGAATCCTCCATAGTCTACGACGCGAGTATACGACTTGTATCCTTCGCGCCGGGGTCCCAGAAGCCCCAATAAGCTAATTCGCCAGCGAGTTTCGTATTTCTACGACGCCATACCTGCCGCTGACGGGTAACAAGTGCATTCAAGCGGCGCAATTTCTTGTCCGCATAGGTGTCCGCTCGCTCCCGTGCTGCCCAGAATCCCTGCCCAGCAGCAACGTACTCATCGAACTTCTTCTGCCAGACTGCCTGTCGCAGCCCTTCCATAGACGTAACGCCTGTCAAGCCCATGTTACGTGCATAGGCAGTGGCCCGGTCGTCGCCAATCTTCCAGTACCCGGAGTCCCCAATCCGGTTCGCTGCCTTCTTGTACTCGGCCACCGTCGGGGTAAGCGCCTGGCTCTCGTAACCGTCGATGGCGGCTCGTGCGTCCTCTGGAAGCGATTGCGTCCACCGGTCCACCGCGTCCCAGTTCACCTTCCCATCGAGGCCCTTGTTCTTCGTAATCTCGCGGAACCATTCCTCAACGGGACCGGTAGGAGCCTCTTCCTTCATGTCGCCCCAGAGCACTTCCCTGGCACCTACCAACTTGTCCCGGCGCTGGTAGTAGTCATCGCGCCACGTCTTCATGTCGCGGATGCCGCCCGTTGTGGCCATGCTATCGGACGCATTCTGCTCCGCCCGCATCTTGTCCTCGAACTTGAGGTAGGAGACGACGCTTTCCGAGTATCCCCACTTCTCGACCTTCTCACGCACGGCCGGGTTGTCGCGAAGAAACTGCGTCTTGCCGCGCTCGATGTCCCAGTACCCGGACTCCTTGATAGCAGCCTGGTCTTCCCACAACTGCTTCTGGAGCGGCGTGCCTTCGCGAACGTGGTGGTCGAAGTATTCCTGGACGTAGACTTGCCAGTCCGACGACTTGGCCGCCACCAACTCCTCTACCTTGTCCCAATCAACCCGGCCGCCATTCCCTTCCTTGGTGGACTCAGCCAACGCCCAGTATTCATCCAGCGGAGTAACCTGCCGGTCAGCGTATCCCGGCAGGACCGCATAGAGGCCCTTGCCGAATGCCGCCTCTTCCAGCCCGCGCTCCTGAATCCTGCGCCGGTACTCGGCAGCACCGCCCTTGAGTTCGCCGGCCGCCTGCTTCGCGTCATCTTCAAGTTGGTCCTTGAGTTGCTGCTCCTTGAATGCGTCGTACTCTTCGCGCCGTTTGTTGACCTCGGGATTCGGGGACTTCGGCTTGCCGAACTTCGCAAGCGCCTCTTCCTGCTCCCATTCCTTCAGCGAGCCGAAGTGCCGCCCCTCGTAACTCTTGCGGACTTCCTCATCGAAGGATTCCCACGACGACGGCCGGCTGACGTTCGCTCCTCCAAGGCCCGAGAAGAAGTTCTCTATCTGCTCGCCAAGGCTGGTGCTCACATCGTTGTTGACCATCCGGCGACCGGCCTCGGCCACGTTCCCGATGCTAATCGGGAGCAGCGCCCCTTCGGCCATGTACTCAACTGTGCGTAGAACTTGCTCCCATGCCGGCCCATCGCCACGAATCTCGTAGCCAAGGAAGTCCCGGTCCTTGATGAGGTCAACGGTAGTACCAACTACAGGATTCAACTTGGACGTGGCCCAGCGCATCGGGTTAGGGGCCTGCCACTCACCATCCCGGTACTGCGGCGCCATCGCTACAACGAATGACCGGAACGGACCGCCCAGCCCAGCATTACGCCCACCCCAAAGATGCAGCGATAGGAACTCCCGTTTGCCAGGAGTGAGTGACCGCTTCACCGCCTCCTCGGGCGAAAGACCGCGGTCCTTAGCCGTGAGCACCGCTGATACCGCAGATACAGTTGCAAGCGTTCCTGCCATGTAAGACAGATGAACCAGCGCGACCCTTTCTCGTCCCCTCAGCGGTTGCCCCGTAACCGCTTTGACAATTCCTGATGCTGCGTCCTTCATCATCGCGGCCGGCGCTGTCGCAAACGAAACCGACGTAATCGGCGCCCGTTCAATCGCAGCCCGCGCCGGGGATACGCCACGGTCCACCGATGACATGCCCGGAACGCTCTTCGAGAGTGCATTAGCCGCCTCGTAAGCCGCATCCACCTCGGAATGCCCGTGCTTCATCAGCATCCCGCGGGTGACCTTCCACGTCTCGTACTCGTACCGGGCCAGCATGTTGAGCATCCATTGCTCTGTAGGCTGAATCGCCTTCGACCCAAGGCCCGGTATCTTGGCGAACAAGCTGTGCGACGGCTGGAACTCCGGGTCTACCTGCCCAAGCGCACGACCTCGCGCCCGCACAAACTGCGACACAAGTTCCGGTTCCCGCCGCGCTACATCATCCAACCCCGTAGACCAGTGCTTCGCCATCTTCGCCGAAGTTGTCACGAAGGTTCGCGGCGCCCGCGCCAGATTCAGAAGCCCCTGGATGAACAGCGGCGACAGGTCCCCGGACAGGACCGTATTCCTCACGGTGTCTACGCCAGACAGAATCCTGTCCGCAGTAGGGCCGTTGGTTACCTTGCGAATCTCGTCGATGTTCTGCGACACCGAAGCTTCGTACCAGCGGCGCGTCATCTGGTTCTGGACATAGGTTCCGGGGTTCGCGTTTCGGTATCGCTTCACCAGCGCGTGCCAGTCGTTCTCGGCCTGCTTCAGCGCAGCATCAAGAGACGCCACCTTTTCAGCCGCCACAGTGCCACGCCCTGCCGTCTTCTGAAGCCGTACCAGTTCAAGGTTGGCTTCGTAGAGTTGACCGGCCAGGTGAGACAGTTCCTCGCCGTACTCGCCCGATGCCACCATCTCATCGACGCGCTCTTGAATCGGCGCCATGCGAGCCTCAAGCCGCTTCGTCTCTCTCGCCGTTAGGGCATCAGCACCCTTCGCGGCAGCAGTCTGCTTCTGCGCTGTCGCAATCTTGCCTCGTAGACTGGCGACCTTCTTAGCCGCCTTCTCCTTCGTTTGCCGCAAGCCCGGATGAAGTTCATCCATCACCTCTACCCGCGTCTTGCCCGGAACAGCAGCGAGGAACGTCCTCTCGCCGGCCGCCGACGCTAGGGCCTGGTCATGGTGTGCGAGCAAGAGTTCAAGGTCCGTCTCCGGCTTGAACTTCGGGTCATGCGCCATACGCTCCCTGGCTGTATCCCAGGAGCGTTCCTTGCCTACCTGTCCCTGCGAAATCGACTTTGAAGTACGGTCGAGCGCAGCAAGCGTGTCCTCGTTCGTATCGACGTGGGGCGCGTAGATGGCCCCCTCATTCTTGGGGGTATAAGGAAGCACATCAACCGCGTACTCTCCCCGAGTAAGGTTGATGCCACCGCTGTTGTGAGCGTCAACTGCCTCTAGCGCCGCTCGCTGCGCCGGATTGAGCACGTAGTCCTGCGGATTCTCTGCTATGTCGAGAACGGTTCCCGCTATCGGATTGTCTGCTGGCCCAACGTACTGCGGGCCATTCACAAGCCGAACGTAGCCATCCGCATCCTTGGTCTTCCCGCCAAAGACCTCATTGAATCTCTGCACAACCGACCGACGGCTCGTCGCCAATCGCGTGTTTACATCAGCCTTCGCGCTGACCATCGCAGCGTTACCAACAAAGACATCGCGGTCCATCCCCTGTCCAGGAGACACCGCGCCGGCTACTCGCTTGTAGCCCGGAACATTCTCGGCAGCTCTGCCGATAGTCCCGGCAGTCCTGAGCGTTTGGTCGCGCTCAGTGATAGCCTTTCGACTTCCAGCATCGCCAAGTTTCGCAATCGCTCCCTGCTCTTCAAGAGCCTTAGCAGCCGCCTTCCGCCCCGTTGGCAACGTCACCTGACCGAGTTCCGGTTGAAGACCCAACCGTGCCTCAAAGGCGGACAGCCGGTCGATGCCTTTCACGCCAGCCTTCGCCAGCGGCTTCGCCGTGTACGGCGTGCTCCCGGCCAGCACCGCACCGCCAAACTTCAGCGGCTCCTTCACGTACCAGGGAAGGTTGCTGTCCTCCAGCGCGGCGCCGGTCGCTTCATACCCGATGTTCCCCAGCACGTCTGCCGCAGCGTTCTTGCCGAACGTGAGCGCACCCTTCCCGATGCCACCCGTCATCGTGGTAAGCGCAATTGCGGCCGGAGAGGTGCTACCCGAGACTCCGCGCCGCAGCCACTCCGGGCCAGGAAGCTCCTCCGGCTTCACTAGCGGCGTATTGGCCGATTGCCATCCCTCTTTGACTGACTGCCGTACATCCTTGCTGCGAAGCGCCTCGTGCCCCTTGCCGCCCTGAATGGCGGCGCCAAGCATCCCGACTCGCGCTACATCCTTCAGGCCAAAGTCGCCGCGCTGCTCATCTGCCCGCTTCGCCGCCTTCTCACCGAGTTTCCCCAGCCGGCCAACCTGCCCGCCGATGCCGCCGCCCTTACCCTTACCGAACGGCTCGTTCCACTTCGTACCCTCACGCGAGACATCCTGGCGCCCAACGACGCCCATGACCGCCTCGCGAGCACGACGCGCCGCCTCTTGGGCAGCCCGCGCCGCTTCCTGCCGCGCACGTCGCTCCTCTTCCTCGCGGCGCCGGCGCTCCTCCTCTTCCCTCTTGCGACGCTCTATCTCCAGGTCTTCCAGCGTGTCTCGGACGCGGCCGAGGACACGGTTGAAGGAACCCCCCGAACCCCCGCGCTCATCCGATACAAGCGGCATCCTAGTACCTCACGCCAAGTCCTGTCCGTTCTACCCCGCCAAGCCTGTTGCGCTCGAACTCCGCAGCCCAGTCGTCCGCCGATACCCCGGTCCGCGCCTGCAAGGCAAGCAACTGCGCCCGCTGCATCGTCGGCAACTGATTCCACCAGTCCAACTGGAACCCGTAGTTCTTGTCGAGCGGCAACTTCACCTTCTGCCGCAGCGCCCGGACCTTCTCCATGTTGGCCCGGTCCTCAGCGGTGATGATGGGGTTGCCATCGGCATCAAGAATCTGTCCAGCATTCGGGTCAGCAGGAGCAGTCTTTGGCTTCCCACCAAATCCCCCCAGTAGGTCCCATATGCCCCTACCAGCAGCCTCCCATGCCGAAGCATCAACAGGCTTGGTTGTAGGTTGGCTAGTATCTCCAAACCCACTCCAATCGAAATCTGTGCCGAACGCGAACCGCGGCACCAGGCTGAAGAAGCCCTTGCCCAAGCCACCCTTCATCTGCCCAAGTGGCTTCACGGTAAGTGGCGCCCCGGTAGGATTCATGATGACCTCTGGGTTCGCCGGTCCACCGAATGGATTCTGGGTCGGCGCGTCACCCACAATCATCTGCGGCGCCGTCGTCATCCCACCCTGCGCCATTCTCGGGACCGCCTTCGGCCGCATGAAGCCACCACCATAAGGCTGCGATACGTAGAACTCATCCCCTGGGTCCTCCGCATACAACCCACCAGTTGCCCTTGGGGCAACGTCCCTCAGGCCAAGACCAGACGAAAGCCCTCCCAGCCCACCGAATCCTACCCCTAACCCAGAATCCACCAGCCCATTACCGCCACCATCTTCACCGCCGTCGCTATAACCCAGCGGCGTATAGCTCGACCGCGCAATCCCCAGCATCTTCGCAGCCGGCAGCAGCGCATTCTCAGTGATAGCGTTCGCCCCGGTAGACTCCGCATTGGCAAGGCTGCCGCCACCCAGCGCACCGCCACCCGCCGCAAGGAAGGCCGGAAGCGCCGTCGGGTCTACGCTGTTGACCGCCTCAGAGAACGCCTTGGCTGCGTCGAGCTTGATTCTCTCGTACTCTCTCTTCCCCCTGGCGTTCTCAATGTCGATGGCCTGGCGCCGGTCCAGTCGATTCTGCTCTGCCTGGAACGCCCGTTGCGCTGCGTTCTCCTGCGCGTCGAAGGCCCGCTGTGCTGCCGCGTTAGCCGCGTTCGCCTCAATCTGCATCCGGGCGATGTCCATCGCCGTCGTGTCTTTGGGCGGAGCGTCTGCAATGATGACCCACTCTTTGGCCGTCGGGTCCCACTGGCGCATCGACCCATCAGGAAACTCACGCGGAACAGGCTCCTTGGGTTCCTCGTAAGGCTTGGCTCCCGTGTCTTTCCAGCCACCAGCACCGCCATTAAGCGTTGAATCCCACTCATCAACATTCCCGGTCCGTTCATTGATACGCTGGTCACCATCACGGTGACCACTATCTTTGACAGGCTTCTTGCCAGTGTCGCGCCACCCACCATTGCCACCATTCAGGGTGGAATCCCATACGATAACATTCCCGGTTTGCAGACTTACGTCTTCATCGCCATCGTTATGAGGCTGTTCCTTCTTAGGAGGAGGCCGGTCCGTGTCCACCGTTACCCAGGTGATGTTCCCATTGCCGTCATCCCGCCAGTAACCCCAACCCCTGCCTTCCACGTACTCGGGATTCGACGCACTTGGTCGAGGCCCTGAAGAGCCACCACTACCAGTAGACTTTGGAGGTCCGCCTTCCCACGAGAACGACCCGGAAGGAACCCTGTCACCATCGTCCGAATAGTAGACACCAGGGTTGTTCGAGTATTCGTAGACGGCAGTCCCATCCGAAAGGTACCCGACAAGCGTCTTGGTAGTCTCCGTTGTCGGAGTCGCGACATCCATTCCTGATTCGCCAGGGTCAAGCGCCATCTTCGGCCTCCTGGAATAGCTTCTTGAACTTCTTCAGCCACTCCCCACCGTTCACCGCCTGCTGCACACACAGCACCCACGGCGACTCGAACACACTCTCACCGGTCGGCAGTATCATCGGCTGCGGCGGATACTGCGCCATCTTCTCTTGCCACACCTTCTCCATGTCCGCATCCGTGGCCCGCTTCGCCCCCATCGGCAAACCCTTGCCCTGCACCGCATCACTCTTCAGCACATCCTCAATCATGTCCACGGCTATCGCCACGACATCCCGGATGTACTCCCGCGAGAACTCATCACTCACTGCGGCATCCCCGGCAAAGACGTAACCTGCCCACTCGGACTCGCCAGCGGCGCCAAATCCCCCGGACCACTCTGCATCACACTACCCGGCGCCGGCCCTCCCGGCGTAGGCGCCGCCGCGCCCGCGGGACCAAGCTGAATCCCCTGCGACTGCAACATCTGCATCGGGTCCACGACCACACCACCAGGACCCATCAACTCACCGTTCGGCCCCAGCGTAATCCGCGTCCCGTACCGCTTCGCCAGCTCCTGCTTCAAGAGCGGCGGCAGATACTCCTCCACGATGTTCATCGCGTGACGCCGCTTGTTCATGGCGTCCGGGTCCTCGGCCTCGTAGTACGACTCGTAGAACTCTATCCAGTCGATGACCCCATCCTTCAACAGACCCTTCCCGTGCTCGACCTTCGAGATACGCTCCTGCGCGGAGGTGGAGCCAATCGCCCCGGTGATGTCGAGGCTGCCAATGTCCTCTGGCTCTACATACACTGTTGTGGTCCGGTCGATGGCCCCACCCCGCACTCGCGCATAGACGGCGACCGGCTCTCCATACCCACCCTGTTCAGCCGGCTTCGCCATCACCATCGCCTTGTTCCGCAGCATCGTCGTAATCCCCTTCGCTACCTTCTTCACATACGAAGCGGGTACGACATTCTCCTGGGCCTGCTGCAACCTGATAGCCCACGGGTCCGTGTTCTGGTTCACTTCCGCCTCGCCCGTGGATGGCTGCGCCTCACGCGCCAAATCGCGCATCATCGTCACGCCACTCACGAACGCCGGGTTCATCTGATACTCAAGCTTCTCCAGCGTGTACCCCGTCGGAGCCTTGTACGACGCTAACGAGTTCTTCGATAGCGCCACGATGTTCCCGTCCTCACCCAACAGCGGCGCCCCACTCTCCACGTTCCGCCAGTAGAACAGCGGCAACGCAATCTGCTCCGCCAGCGCCAGGTACAACGTCATCAGCCGGTCGAACGCCGGTTTCGCCTTGAACATCCCCTCAAGGGCCGGAAGGTCACACAAGAGCGGGTCGTCCGTCAGCACCTCATCCCCACTCACCTTCGCGAATGGAGGCATCTCATATGGATGCTTGAACCCCCGCATCAACCGCCAGTTCTTCCCACCACCAACCGCTATCTCGTAACACTCGTACCGGGTCCACAACTGGTGGACCGTCATCACCTCGCCCCAGTCACTTCGCGAAGGCTCATCCTCGCCCGGAGCGTTCCCCTCACCGCCAATCCCCAGGTCCTTCCGCGCCGCATCCTCCTCCTCTTCACTCAACGCAGCAAAGTAGGCCATCGTGCCTACCTCGCGCGATACCATCACCATCCCCAACCCGTTCGCCAACTTCTTGTCCCGGTAGTACGCCACGTTCGCCCGCGGTATCACCTCGATGAACCACGGATACCCCGCCCGCGCTATCGCATGACGCCGCCTCGACTGATACGCCGCATCAGTCTCCCGGTACTTCCCCTTCTCCTCGTCCCACTCCATCCCGTCATCAACGTCGTCCGACTCAAGATAGTCGTCCGCGACCGGCCACAGATGGTCCGCCTTGCACCAGTGCAAGTACGCACACCCGTCGATAATCTGCCCATCACTCAGGTAGCCCTGGATGTCTACCCCGTCCCGCTCCTCCGCATACGCCAACCCATCGTTGAACACGGACTCCAGCCGGCTAGCCTTCTCCCGCCAACTCGCCGTAGGCTTGGCCGGCTCCGCCCGCGCGATGTAATGGTTCTCCGTCAACCGCGCCCGCAACTTCACCCATATCTGCCGCGGACCATCCCACTGCCACGGAATCACATCCTTCATGTGGTCCGGCATAATCGGGTCCCGCTCCGGCAAACAGAACAGGTCCGCTCGGTTCGCTACACACCGCTCCGGCACCCCACGAAACCGCTTCAGCAAGTCCTCCACAATCTCCGTGACCTGCTGCTCACTCAGCTTCAGACCAGCTTCTACCCTCTTAGACATAGACCACCTGCAAAGGCCCGCCTTGATGGTCGGCCTGAATGCTCTTCACTATGTGCATAATCGCATACCTGCGGGCATCCATGGCGTCCGCATGATGGTCCACCGGAGTGCTAGTCGCATACCGGTCCTTACTATGCGGGTCCACATTGTCCCGCCACCTGTACCCCCGAAACTCCCCTATCGAATGGACACACCCAGGGTCCACCGTGAACCGGCCCTCGTCCAACAACCACGCCACATTCCCCAAGCCCTGCTGCCGCGCATTGTCCGCCGCATACACCGGCAACCCAAGACTCCGCAAGCTGGCAATCGCTACCCCCTGGCTCGGGTCTGCCAGTATCGCGTCGAATGGCGCAATCGCCTGCAACCGCCAAAGATACTCAGCAATGTCCGTCACACTCACGGGACCGGTACGGTAGTACTCACCGTACTGATGGACGTTCTCCCCAGGCTGCACCCCCAATGGCACTATCGCCGTAGGGTCACCACCACCAAAGTCAATCCCCGCCAACCGCCACTTGCAATCCGCCCACGGAACCGCACTCCGCACTACATGCACCAACTCCGAGAACTGCGGGTACACCAACCCCGTCAAAGCAATGAACGCCGACTCCGCAGTGTCCGGGTACTCCTGCGAGAACTCCCCAGGCAACCCGCGGAACGCCCGCCGCTCCCGCTCCAACCACTCCGCATCCCGGCCCGGCCTCACACTCCACGGCAAGAACCAGTGACGATACCCGTTCTCCCCCCTCACCGCACCCCAATACAACTCGCTGAACCAGCCATACGCCCCATTAGCCGTACTCACCGCAATGAACTGCCCACCACCATCCAGCGCCGGCCGATACGCCGCATAGTTGTCCTCCCCATACGGGTGATACGCCGCCTCGTCCGCTACTACCAACGTAGCCGTATACCCACGGCCAGCCTTCGGAGTAGAGGGCAAGGCCATCACCCGACCCCCACCAATCACCTCCACTATCCCCGCCGTGTCCCGCTCCAACGTGGCCGGAAAGTCCACATGCTCCACCAAGACCTGCCGAACCTTCCGCAACAACTCGTATGCCTCAGCCTGACCCTGCGACAACAACAACACCACCGAACCAGGCCGCTGCGCTACATACGCCGCATATACCGCTACCGCCCACGACACCCCAATCTGCCGCGCCTTCAATACCACCCCACTAGCCCCAGCACTCCACTCACTCAAGAGTTCAGTGAGGTGCGGCCACGCCTCCAATGGCACTAACCCACGGTGCGCGTCCATGAACCGGACCCCTCGGAAGTACACCTCGACCGGTACGGAAGTCACATCCCCTCGCTGGCGCCGCTCCGCTACCCGCATCGCAGCCAATACCAACGCCTCCTGCAAGGCACTCCCGTCTACCCGGTTCCCCCGTGTCGTCAACGACCCTCCCTCACTATCCGCTCCGCTTCCTTCATAATCTCCTCCGCACTCAACCCCATCCTCTCCGCTATCTCCTTCGCCTTCGCCTGCACACTCTCAATCGCAATCCGGTCCCGCCGACCAAATCGCTCCGGCCGCGTCCGCTCCAATAACCACGCCGCCGCCTGCCACGACTTCACCGGGTCCTTCTCCGCCGCCTCCCACAACTTCTCCACTAACGCCTGCTCCCCTAACCCATACGCCTCGTCCACCCGCTCCCGTATCGACTCGTCCTCCGCTAACCACCGCTTCAACGTCGCAATACTGATGCCCGCAGCCGCAGCAGCAGCCACTTGGCTCTGCCCCCTCTTCAACTGCGCGATGATAATCTCCGCCCGCGCCTCAGTCCGCACCGTCGGCCTACCAGGCCGCCTCACCTCCGGCATCCCTATAGCCCAACTCGCCAATCCGCTGTCTTCCATCTCCCCCTACTCCTACTTTTCTACCTATCCTACCACTCACTTCAATTCACTAGAGCCTAACTAATACTCCTCGGACCCTCCCTCGCTGTTGGAATGCGGTCACCGCAAATCTCGATGGGACTCCGGGCGTTGTCCCTCCCCTCGAGGCACCCCGGGGGTGCCTGTTATATAAGGAACGCGCGCGCGCGAGGGGGCGCCCCCTCCCTGGTCGGCATCGCATGGGCAGGGCACAGCACGGCAGACACGGCATTGTCCCCTCTTGGTGCGGCCGGAGCAGCTGCTTCCCCTCCATACCGTTATGCTGGCGCCAGCATAACGCGCGCGTCACCCGTTTTAAAACGCGCGTTCAAAAACGATTATTCGAAGTCGCGTGCAGGTTCGTGTCGTGTCCAGATGACCGCAGTAGCGTGAGCGAGAGAGAGGATTGTCCTTGACATAACTATATATCGCCTTAGGTATGGGTGGATGGATACATTGTTATAGGGAAGTCCCCTATGTGAGGGTTTCCATTCTGGTTACACGCGAAGCCGGCCGGCGCCGATACTTGACGTATCACTAGCGAGGGGGATTCGGCGATGTGTCGAGAGTGTGGACGGGAACGGGACCTGGTAGACCGGAGGCGATGCATTGAATGCCTGGAAGGGCGCACTCAAGTTGCATCGATGGTATGTACCTGCGCCTGGGGTGAAGGGTGCGCCCGATGTGCCACTTCTCACGCGGCTACGTTAGCCTAGTGTTCGGCGCCACGGGAGCGATGCGTTGGTATCGCTCCTGTACCGCTGGCCACCAGGTCAGACAACGCAAAGGGGAAGCAACGTGAAGATTTATCAGAAGTTGGCGCAATCCCAGGCAGCGATGGAACGCTGCGAAGCTACGGGTAACAACGAATGGGCAGAGCGATGGCGCTCCGAGATTGACGCCATTGTGAGCGATGGCGCTCCAAGTGGCGCAGGTTTCGACAACGGAACGACGTTTGACGGCTACACCGGGGGTCGCCTGGTGTTCTCTACGTCGTTCCACCACATGAACGACAACGGCTACTACGATGGATGGACGGACCACCAGGTCATCGTGTCGCCCGATTTCGAACTCGACTACACCATCCGCGTAAGCGGACGCAACCGGAACGCTATCAAGGCATACATTGCCGAAACCTTCTCTTACTGGCTCGATAGCGAAGCCTAGTCTCCAGCGCCATCGCCGGCGAGCCTCTAGCGGGTTCGCCGGCGCTACGCTGGCCACCAGGTCAGACAACGCATGAGGGAAGCAACGATGGATTCTCAACTGGTCCACATCGAAGAGTGGGAGCGCCACGATGGCGCGTGGGACTCGCGCAATCCCGAGATGGGTGAGCGCGCATCCTATGGGGACATTCTGTTCCTGGACGCGAGGCATAGTAGCGAACCATGCGGGCAGTGCTACTACATGCCCGAGTTGACCGGAGGGAGCGACTACAGTGGCGGTAGCGTCACCCTCGCGAACTACAGGTCCATGCTTGAATCCTACAGGGACTACGTTGTGGACCTGTACGGCGGGCATGGCACCTACGCCATCGCCATTCCGGTATGGGCATTCGTGTGCAAGCCCGCCATTGCCGAAACGCTCGCGGGCCTTGACGACTACCCGGTCATTGATGAGGAGGCTTTGAGCGACCTTGAATCTGAGTGGGAGCAGGAAGCCTGGGAGTCATTCGTGCGCCACGATTTCAAGTGCGCGCTTGAGAATGCCCGTTGCGAGTGCCTGGTAGGCCAACAGTGCCATTGGTGCACACTCTCAGATGAGGATGCCCGCGCGTTGTTTGAAGCTGCCCGCGAAGCTTCCAATACCTATTGGGAGTATGAACACAGTGGGGCCTGGATTGACCTGGACCGCATTCTCCCGCACGTAGCCTAGTCGTCGGCGCCATCGGAGGCGAGGCTACGGTTTCGCCTCCGCTACGCTGGTCCACTAGGCCAAGCTAAAGCTAGAGGGATGCAACGATGCGGACCGCGGATTTCCATGTCATCTTCGACAACCAAACGGCCACGCCACGCACCTACCATCTACGGGTGGACACGTTCTGCAACGGTATGTCATGGGCGCGTTGCTCTTGTGGGGCCAAGTCGGCAACGTACCCCTGGCCACTCGAAACAGCCGAATGGGTCGGTCGGCATAAGCGGGCACACTGTGACGCCAACGATTCACACGCAACTACTTACGCCTGGTAGGTTCATCCGCCGGCCGGCCGGTATCGGGGTGAATCCCTACCGGCCGGCTTCCAAACTCGGGGCTCCTGGTACCGCGCGGGCGGTACCGTAACGACAGAAACAGGGAAAGGATAGCAGAACGATGGCAACGACAAAGTTTCAACAACGACACTATGAGTTCTTTGCGGAACTCATCCAGGAATGGCGCAGCGAGGGCATCGAAGACGTAAACGAGTTCCAGTTTCGTCTATCGCGCGAGTTCGCCCGCGACAATGCCCGCTTCGACAAGGAACGGTTTGCCCGCGCGTGCCAGCCTGGCGCCAATGTCAAGGCTCGAGCGCGATGAAAACGCGCTGCACCGGTTGCGCCGCGCTCGCGGAGGTTCACTACTGCGGGCATTACCTTGGGACCGTCTGCGAGACATGCGCCAGCGGTGAAACGTCGGCCCGCTACCTGGAACAGTGCCAGAATTGCGGGCATCGGCAATCGTTCCACGGCCCGTTCGCGTGCTTCCACTGGGAGCACAGCGAGGAACCGTGCCCCTGCTCGGGATTCAAAGGAGAGTTGTCGTGATTACCGCTGTCTACATCGGCTCGCTGCTCGCGGCGTGCGTCGGCATTGCCGTCGTTCACGTCAGGGACGAAATCCGCGACCGGCGCACCATTCGGCGTCGGCTTCGAGACTGGGACAGGAGGTAGCAAGATGAAAACGATACACGACCTGGACTTTCGCAACGGCATCGCGCTGCTCTTGCAGTACCGCAACGGGGAGCGTGCGCTCTGGGTGAGCGACGAGATGTTGGCCGGCAACAGCGATACGCCGTGCTGGACTCTCAATGACATCAACGAGAAAGCACCCATCGCAGAGGACGAGGACGTTGATGTAGCGCTCGAGCTCTGGAAGGCGGCCGTCGAATGGGAGGAGGACGAGGCATGAGAGAGTACCAGGTCTATATCATCGAGCGGCGCGGGCGATGGGTGACCGTCGATGCCCGCGACGCGGAGGAAGCGGCAGAGCGAGCCGAAGATGCCGCACGGGATGACCTCGACTACGAACGCCGCAAGATTCCGTTTGACTGGGACCACATCGAGTTTGAGAACATCCAGGACGACGACATCAAACTCGGATAAACAGGCGTGGGGCCGGGAGGATGCGGCACTCCCGGCCCCACTCAGAAGGGGAAACCACGCGCAAGGGGAATCGCTAACGTGGCACTTGCATCATACATCGTAGAGTACGAACCGGGGCTGACTGGCGATGAGTACGCCTGGGCGTACCATGTCAGCGGCGAAGAACTGGCCGAGGCATTGTGGCTTGGCCTCATCGAAAGGGGAGAATCCAGGGTATGCCAGATTACAGGGACGCGGGCGGTAACGTATGTCCCCCGCACCACTGGCGCATCGAGCCGCCGAACGGCAGCCCGAGAATCAAAGGCGAGTGCCGCAAGTGTGGTATGACCAGGCTGTACGCTTCGGGACTGGACGACGGCTGGATGAGGGGAGCGGGGCCGGGATACGGCCTGGGCTGGACCGGCACTCCCCTGAATCCGCGTCATCCAGCATGAACTGCCGGCGGTGCGGTAAGCCGATGCTCCGGGTCAACTCCGAAGAGTATTGGTGCATCGCACACGGGACACAGGAAGTAGAGGTGACACGCGAGAGACAGATGACCTTCTGGTTGATAGTCAAACAGGACGCCAGGCTGCCGGAACCGGCCCCCTGGCCCCCCACGATGCGGGAACGCTGGCACAACTGGCGTTCGGATGAGGATGACTGGGATGATTGTTTCGAGGATTGAAGAGCAGACCGAGACTCTGCAAAGGCTCCTGCGCGAGGCCGTCGATGCCAACGGGCAGCTAAACGCTGCCAAATCGGCGCTCGACGTGGCCGAAGCAGAGATTCGACTGCTGCCGGACATCGACGGCAAAAACGCCGAGACGAGAGAAGCACAGTTCACACTGCTCTGCGCTCGGGACGCCATGGTCCAGAGCGCCCACGACCTGCGGGACGACGCCGAGGCCAACCTCGCGCTCTACCGGGCGGACATCGAGGTGTGCCGCGAGACTATCAAGACGCTCCGGCTCCAGGCCGAGTTCGAGTTGGAACAACTCCGGGCCGCTCGGGCGTGAGAGTACATTGGGCGGACAGCACGAACCGGCCCTGGTGCAGAGAGGCACGGGAGTCGGCTCGCACAATCACGGCAACACGGCACACACGGCTGATTACCTGCCCGTGGTGCCTGGATGCGGCAATGACACAGGAAGGGGAATCCAATGGAAACGCTGGTCAAAAGGTACAAGGTTAGGGTCACGTTCACCGAACCCCTGCTCGGCAGCCAGCCGCAGCGGGACATCGCACAGGAACACGTCATGGCCGAAGCCATCCGCGCCGGCATCGACGTGGAAGACGAACTGGGCACCCTGCCCGAGGAGCTGGAGAAGGGAACGACCGCGTTCCACAAGGACGAAGAGGGGAACCCGGTGCTCTGGGACTACCAGGTCAAGGGGTTTCTCAAGGAGTGGGGCCGGCAACTGAATGGCTTCAAGGAAGTGAAGGCGCTCCGGGACAAGATTGGGAACTTCGTCTACGTGTTCCCAAGGCGCATCCCGCTCCAACTGTCGGGGCCGATTGACTTCCTGACCCGGCCCATCCAGTGCGACACGGCGCGTGGTCCGAGGATTGCCATCGCACGTTCGGAGATGGCGCCGGCCGGGACTACGATGGAGTACGAGATTCGCAGCCTGAAGGGGGTTATCAGCGAAGCAGTGCTGACAGAGATTCTTGACATGGGAGTCTTCAAGGGCCACGGCCAGTGGCGCGGCGGCTCCTACGGGCGGTTCACCTACGAGATTACGGAAGTCCAGTAAGGTGACCTGCCTCACAGCAATTGCATTGCGACGCTACGTGCGGCAGTGGCTAAGTTTCGCCGCGAGCGGTCGGGCAATGGCGCGGCTGGGCCGTGCGTGGTGCCGCATTGGCTGGGCAAGGTTCTGCATGGAACTGCGGGGGCATGGCCTAGTGCCGTACGGCGAGGGCTATGCGATGCAACGGCACAGCCGGGCAACGAGAGGCTATGGCAGGGCGAAGAACAGTCGCGCTATGGCGTGGCTGGGGCTAGTCTCGCGGGGGCGCAGTGACGTTCAGTAGGGCGGCGGCATAGCACCGCGGAGCCAAGAAAGGGGGAAAGCAAGAATACAATCGTCAACGCCAACTAGCAGACAGGAAGGATAGGAAGATGACTGTCAAGCAAACCCAACTCACCGTACCGGAACCAGAAAGCGCACTCGCAGAGTGGAAGGGGTATACGCCGGCCGTGGACGACGGCACCGAGGACGTGGCGCCCTCGTTCCCGAACCTCCGCATCGTCCAGGCCACTTCCAAGATGGAAGGCGCCGGCCGCCACGGTGGGGACTTCTGGCGCTCGGACACCGAGGAGTTCATGGGCAGCGTTTCCGTGGTGCCCATCTACCGGAGGGTCACCCGCGCCATGTTCGCGGAACTGTCCGAAAAGCCGGACTGCTCATCGTCGGATGGGGTTTACCCCAACAGTTGGTCAACCCTGTGGGACGAGAAGGAGATGGAGTGGCCGTCGTCCTGCGACACCTGCCCCTTCTCCGGCTGGGGCGAGGACAACAGCCCGCCGAAGTGCAAGGAATCCTGGGTGTTCCTGCTCGACCTCGACGGAGAGTTGGTCCAGTTCCGGGCCACCGGCAAGAACATCAAGCCGTGGAAGGCGCTCATCAGCAGGCGCCTCAAGCCCAAGCACCTTCCCCTGTACTCGCACCGGGTCACCATGACCAACGTGCGGAAGCAGGACGGACAGAACATCTGGTACGAGACAGAACTGTCTCCCGTCCTGATGGGGATACGCGAGGCGCAGCGCTACGGGGAACTGCTCAAGTCGTACCGGGACCGGTTCACCGATGCCGTGTCCGCCAACCCGGACGAGGCGCCGGCCCACACCGACGAATGGGTAGAGTAACCCGACGATGGCGCTCGCTGACGACGTTCTCCGCGCCGTAGAAGCGCAGGAACTGGGACGCGAGGGGGCAGACGAGCTTCGGCTTGTCTGCCCCAGCCACCAGGACACTGCGGACTCCCCGAATGCCACGTACAACCCGAGAAAGCAGGTCTGGACGTGCATGTCATGTGGGGCTGGAGGTGGGTATCGAGACCTCGCGAAACTCCTGGGCATCCGGGCATCCAAGCAGCCGGCCGGAACCATCGTCACCACGTACCCCTACGTCGATGAACAGGGAGCATTGCTCTTTGAAGTGGTCCGCATGGACCCCAAGGACTTCCGCCAGCGTCGCCGCTCACCGGCCGGCCGCTGGATATGGAACCTCGAAGGCACCAGGAAGGTACTCTACAGGTTGCCGCGAGTGCTGGCAGCCGATGAGGTGTGGATTGTCGAAGGGGAGAAGGACGTTCACACCGCGGAAGCGTGGGGACTGACCGCTACCTGCAATCCGGGCGGTGCCGCCAAGGGACCGGGCAAGTGGCTCACCTCTTTCAGCGACACGCTGAAGGGCAAGCGACTCTACATAATTCCAGATGCAGACAAGGACGGGGAGGACCACGCGGTTACCGTGGCGAACTCCGTATCTCCGCACGCCAGGGAGGTGCGGGTAGTGCGACTGCCCGGCCTCGACAAGAAGGGCGACCTTACGGATTGGGCCGTAGGACGCTCTGTAGAGGCGCTGTTGGCACTGAAGGACGCTGCCCCGATATGGCAGCCGACCGCGCCCCCGGAAGAGGAGCCAGCGGTCTTAGAGTTTCCGCTCACCGACGCCGGCAACGCCGAGTTGTTTGCCGAGAGATACGGCGACCGGGTGCGGTACGACTGGCAGCGGAACCGGTGGCTGACATGGCAGGGGCACCGCTGGGGAGTGGACAAGGACGGCTCGTTGTACAAGTGGGCCATCGAGTCGGCCCGGCATCGGCGGGCCGAGGCAGAGAAGATTGAGAGCTCAAGCCAGAGGGAGAAGGCGCTCGGATTCGCAAGAGGCAGCGAGAACGCCGGCCGGGTGGAGAACTGCTTGAAGCTGGCGCGGGCCGTGGACCCGGTAGCCGACTCGGGGCTGGGGTGGGATGAGCAGCCGTGGCTGCTGGCCTGCGAGAACGGCGTCATCAACCTGGCGACCGGTGAGTTAGAGAAGGGGAGACCGGAGCAGCGGTTGACGCAGAGCGTGGGCTATGCCTATGACCCAAGGGCGACCGCACCAGTGTGGGAGGGGTTCGTAGCGGACCTGTTCCCGGACAATCCTGAGTTGGTGCCGTGGTTCCAGAAGGTGCTGGGATACACGCTGACCGGAAGCGTAAGGGAGCAAGTGGTATTTCTGTTGCATGGCCGGGGAGCCAACGGGAAGTCTACCTTCCTCGATGTTCTTACTGCGGTCATGGGGGAGTACTCCGGAACTATAGCGTTCCGAACGATTGAACAGGGTTACGACAAGAGTATCCCATCAGACATGGCTGCGCTAGTGGGGAAGCGTGCGGTCTACGCCAGTGAGACGAAGGAGGGGAGCGTCCTCAACGAAGCCAGGGTGAAGAGCCTGTCAGGTGGGGACAGAATCACGGCCCGATTCCTGAGGGAGAACGAGTTCTCCTTCAGTCCGGTCCTGAAACTGTTCATCGCGGTGAACCACCGGCCGACCATCAAGGATGACAGCGAGGGGATGTGGCGCCGGATACGGCTGGTGCCGTTCAATGCCACGTTCGACTCAGCGCGGCGTGACCTGGAGATGAAAGGCAAGCTGCTGCAAGAGTTGCCGGGCATCCTGCGGTGGATGGTTGCCGGCGCCCTGCGATACCGGGAGGAGGGGCTTGGCTGTCCGGCCGTGGTAGCGGTGGCGACCGCGGACTACCGGGAGCAGAGCGACCCGATGGCCGACTGGTTGGCCGCTTGCACAATTGCAAAAGACGATACCCGAACCAAGGGTTCCAGCCTTTATCGAAGCTACAAAACGTGGGCTGAGGAGCAAGGTTTATCACAGCGCGAAACCCTCTCGGTGAAGCTGTTCGGAAGGCGGTTAGGGGAGGATTGGAACCGGGTAAAAGTGGATGGAATCGTCTACTACCGCAACATTGTGTTGCGAAGGGAGGATTCGGACCCTCAATCCTCCCTTCCGGACCAGGACCCGCAGATTCAAGAGGACCCCGAAAAGGGAGGAAGGGAGGGAGGGAGGATTATCTACGGTTCCCCCCAGCATTTCGGGGGACGTAGGGAGGAAGGGAGG